AAATTTTATTTTAAATGCCCAACAAAGAATATTTAGTGATGTTCCTGTTGATTCTGATAGAGTTGAATATGAAGGAACACTAGCCGCAGATGTGCAAACTGTTAGAGTTCCTGCAGGTATGGTTTTTGTAAGAGGTATTGAAGTTTTTAATTCTACTTCTTCTAGAACAGGTAGAACATATTGGCTCTTAAAAAGAGATAGAACTTTTATAAGTGAATATGTGGGAGAATTAACTGGTCCTGAAGGATCTCAAACAGGGCAGGATACTACAGGATTGCCTAAATATTATGCTATGTTTGGAGGAGCGACTGGACTTAGTTCTACTACTTCAGGTAATATTATAATGGCTCCTACGCCAGATGCCAATTATTTAATAAATATACATGGAAATGTAATGCCAAGTACTTTAGAGTCAGGAAATCAAACTAATTATATTAGTCTTAATTATCCTCAATTGCTTCTATATGCTTGTTTAGTAGAGGCATATGGATTCTTAAAAGGTCCTCAAGATATGTTGACATTATATGAGCAAAAGTATAAACAAGAACTAAGTAAATTTGCAAGTGTGCAAATTGGGAGACGAAGAAGAGACGACTATACGGATGGTACTGTTCGTATACCAATCGAATCACCGCCTCAATAATAGGAGATAAGTATGGCAATAACATCGGCAATTTGTAATAGCTTTAAACAAGAAATTTTAGAAGCTGAACATAATTTTACAGCATCTACTGGAAACACTTTTAATTTAGCACTCTATGATAGTGATGCTACTTTAGGAGCGGGCACTACAGCTTATACTACATCAGAAGAAATTACTAATACATCTGGAACTGCTTATACTGCAAAAGGAAAAGCTTTAACAAGTGTGACACCTACTTTAGATTCATCTACAGCAGTGTGTGATTTTGCAGATGTGTCTTGGACATCAGCTTCTTTTACAGCAAGAGGATGTTTAATTTTTAATGATTCACATTCAACAGATGCAGCAGTTTGTGCGATAGATTTCGGTGGAGATAAAACAGCTACTAGTGGAACTTTTACAATTCAATTCCCTGCAGCAGCAGCTTCAACAGCAATTATCAGAATAGCATAGGAGTAAAACATGGCTGACGTTACAGTTTCGGTAACGGGTCTTCAGGCCATTGTTAACCCAACGGAGTGGAATGCCTCTCGTATGGGATGGGGCCAAGGTATGTATAATACCGGAGGCTATGTTGACGAAAATATTTTACAAGGTTGGGGTCATGTAGCATGGGGCCAAGCTGATTGGGGTGATTCTGATTACTACGATACAGGTTGGGGTCGTGATACATGGGGATCTCAAGTTTGGGGTGGTACATATAATGTTACCGTTATTCCAACTGGCGTAAGTGCAACTTCTGCAAATGGTTCTTTATCAGCTATTACATCTGTTTCACTTTCTTTAACAGGTTTAGGTGCTACTTCTTCTTTAGGAACACCAACTATTGATGTTTCAGTCAGTTTATCTTTAACAGGTCAAGGTGCAACTTCTTCTGTAGGTGCAATTACACCAGCAGATCAAGTGATGGGATTAACAGGTCAAGGTACAACTTCTGCTGTGGGTGCTATTACACCAGCAGATCAAGTAATGGGATTAACAGGTTTAGGAGCTACATCTTCAACTGGAGAAGTAGTAATACCAAACGTAGGTGTTCCATTAACAGGTCAAGGAGCTACTTCTTCTATAGGTGAACCATTTGTTGCATCAGGAGTAGTAGTTGCTCTATCAGGTTTAGGTGCAACTTCTTCTTTAGGTACACCTATTGTTCCAAATGAAGATGTAAGTTTAACAGGTTTAGGAACTACAGCATCAGTTGGAGAGCTTTCTCCCGCTACTGTAACAGGAATAACAGGTGTATCTGCAAGCACTGCTATAGGTAGTGTTATATGTGAATCTAAATATCCTATAACTGGAGTAGGAGCAAGTTCTGGAGTAGGTGCAATTACACCAGCAGATCAAGTGATGGGATTAACAGGTCAATCTGCAACAACTACTTTAGGACAGATTGGTGGTCCAATTGCATGGGAAAAATTAGTACCTAGTCAAGGTGGAAGTTGGAGCCAAAAAACAGCTACACAAGGTGGAAGTTGGAGTAAAAAAACACCTTCACAAGGCGGAAGTTGGAGTAAAAAGTCGGCTTAATTAGTTGACATTATATATAAAACAAAATAAATATTAAGGACTAGATAAGATTTAGGAGAAAATTATGGCATCAACATATACCCCTCTAGGTGTAGAATTAATGGCTACTGGTGAAAACGCCGGTACATGGGGAACAAAGACTAATACAAATTTACAAATTATAGAGCAAATAGCTGGGGGCTATGTTGTTCAAACTTTAAATACTGATGGAGCTGGCGCAAATACTACTACTTTATCAGTATCAGATGGTTCAACAGGAGCTACTTTAGCTACAAGAACAATTATTTTAGGAGCAGAATCTCCTGAAACTATATCAGGAAATAAAATAGTTACTATTCCACTTGATGTAGAAGCATTTTATTTTATTAAAAATAGCACAAGTGGATCTTATACAGTTCAACTTAAATATGTATCAGGTTCCGGTGACTCTGTTACTTGGGCAGTTGGTGATAAAGGATGGAAGATTATTTATGCAACCGCTAATGACGGTACAAATCCAGATATAGCAGAAATTACTGTTGGTGGATTACCAGGTGGTTCAAATACACAAATTCAATATAACGATTCAGGATCTTTTGGTGGAGATGCAAACTTAGTTTGGAATTCTTCAACAGGATTAAACATTGGAACTTCGAAAGAACTAAGACTACAGGACGACTCAGGATCAGAATATGTAGGTATGAAAGCATCTAATGGTACCACGGATTATACTCTTACGTGGCCAGCAGGAGTAGCCGGAGGAAATGGCTATGTTTTAAAATCAACAACAGGTGGAGTTTTATCATGGGCAGAATTAGAAGCCGGTGGAACGTCATGGCAAGCAGTTAAAGTAACAGGAGATTCTCCTGTATCAGGTGCAGCAGGAGCAGGGTATTTTATGAATACTACTTCTGGAGCCATAACTTTAACTTTACCAGGATCACCAACTATTGGAGATGAGATCTCGTTTATTGATTATGCAGGTACTTTCGATACTAATAATTTAACCGTTGCAAGAAACGGTAAAAATATTAATGGGTCAGCAGCAGATTTAACTGTTGCTACAGAAAGAGCCGCTAATACTTTAGTCTACACAGATACTACTCAAGGTTGGTTACTGAAGAGTAATTAATAGGAGTTGGAGTGTCAACTTATAGAGAAATTATAGGAAAGAAAATTAAAAAAGTATCATCTGATCCTTCAGACGGTCTTGATGGACAAATGTGGTACAATTCAACTACAGGAAACTTAAGAGGATCCGCTATTATTGAAGCATGGGTAAGTACGTCACATTTAGGTACAGGTAGATATCAATCTGGATCTTTTGGAACTCAAACAGCAGCTGTTGCATTTTGTGGTGCATACGCACCCTCTCAAACTCAATCTCTCGTTGAAGAATATAATGGAACTGGTTGGAGTGAGGAAACAAATTTTCCTGCAGCTGGGACAGCAGTAGCTGGTGCAGGAACACAAACTGCGGGAATAGCATGCGGAGGTAATACGCCTAGTATGACAACTAATGCATTTTCTTATGACGGCTCATCTTGGACAGCAGCAAATGCTATGCCGTACGCCGCTAATAACATGGCTAGTTGCGGATTAGCAAAAACTTCTGTTATCTATGCTGTTGGTAGGGACGGTTCATCCGGAAACTCAGGAACTAATAAATCACTAACTTTTGATGGAACCAATTTTTCAGCTGGGCCAACTCTAAACACTACAAGAATGTATAATGTTACTTCTGGCTCTGGCACAGGAACAGCAGGATTAGTTTTTGGTGGATTCATAGATCCATCTCCAAACGCAATGACAAATACAGAATCATATAATGGTTCTTCTTGGAGTAATGAACCTGCTTTAAATGTAGCCAGCAGTTTCTGTGCAGGATTTGGAACTCAGACAAACACAGTGACACAAGTAAATAGTCCAAACTATCAGGGGTCAGAAAAATTTGATGGAACTTCTTGGACAGCTTTACCTGATATAGGGGTAGCAAGTCCTGGCGGTCTTTATGGAGCATCTGCGGGATCAACTGGAGATGCGGGTTTTATAGGAGGAATGAGTACAACTTTGAATAAAACAGCAGAATGGAATAGTTCAACTACGGCATACACAGCCGCAGCATGGTCTAGTGGTGGAAATATGAATACTCCAAGGTATGCATGCTTTGGTACAGGATCACAAACAGCTGCTTTAGGGGCTAGTGGATATACAGGACCTCCTTATACACCTACAGTAAATTCAGAAGAATATAATGGAACTTCTTGGACAGAAGGCGACAACATAAATACAGCTAGATATGGTGCTGGAGGGTGTGGAACACAAACAGCAGCAGTAGCTGTTGGTGGTGATGCTCGTCCTCCCGGATCACAATATAATAGTAATGCTGAAGAATATGATGGAAGCTCTTGGACGAATGCAACAGCCTATCCTGTTGTTATTCAATTTACAGCAGGTGCTGGAACACAAACTACAGGAGTTATTTTTGGTGGTGGTGTTCCGGGTGGGCCCAGAACAGCACAAACTACAGAATATGATGGAACTAATTGGACAACAGCTTCCCCACAAAATTTAAATACAGCTAGGTCAGGCTTGGGAAGTGGGGGAACACAAACCGCAGCTATTGGTTTTGGTGGAGACACTGGTCCAGGAGCCTCTGCTTTAACAGAAACATATAATGGTTCTACTTGGACAGCAGGAGGCGCAATGAATATTTCAGGTCAAAGAAATATATGTGGAGGAGGACCAGAAACAGGTTCTACAACTGATATTTTAGCAATAGGCGGACCACCAGCAGTAACAAAAGCTAATATGGTGAACACTGAAGCTTATGATGGAACAACTTGGTCAACAAGACCTTCTTTAAGTACAGGTAGAAATGCTCTTTCTGGAGGAGGTACTAGTTCTACAGCTATTGCTTTTGGTGGTGATTCAGCAAGTCCTGGTCCAGGTTACACAAATGTAACAGAATTATACGATGGAGAAACAACAGCAGTTAATATAGAGAATTTTACAACGAGTTAATTATGGCAACTTATAGAGAAATACACGGTAAAGCAGTTAAATCACTTAGCACTGATCCCTCAGCGGAAACAGATGCAGGACAGATTTGGTATAATACATCAAGTAGTACTTTTAAAAGTATTGTTAATTCAGAAGCATGGTCAAGTGGTTCTCCACTAATTACAACTAGAGAAGGAGCTGCTGGTTTTGGACTTCAAACAGCAGCAGTTATCTGTGGTGGTGAAACGCCTCCGGTTACAAATGCAACAGAAGAATATAATGGATCTGGTTGGACAGCAGGCGGTAATATGAATACAGCTAGATATCGTGTAGCAGGATGCGGAACATTAACGGCAGGAATTATTTTTGGAGGTGCGCCAGTACCCCCGGCGGCTAATGGGGCAGCAACAGAAACTTATAATGGAACAGCTTGGACTACAAGTCCATACACTTTAAATACACCTAGAAATAGTTTAGCTGGAGCAGGATCATCAACTTCTTGCGTAGCTATGGGTGGTGGTCCCGGATATAAAAATGACTCTGAAGAATTTGATGGTGAAGGTTGGACATCTACTCCTAATTTAAATACAGCAAAACATAGTTCTATGGCAGCTGGAGCTAATGCTGAAGGTATTATATCTTTTGGAGGATACACATCATCTCCCCCAACAGTTGCAACAAGTGCAACTGAAAGTTGGAATGGATCAAGTTGGACAACTGTTAATAGTATGAATACCGGAAGGTACGGAGGATATGGGTCTGGTTCTCAAACGGCAGGAATAGTAGCAGGTGGAATTGTTGGTCCTGGTACAATGCAAAGTGTTACAGAAACTTTTGATGGAACTTCGTGGACAGAAACAGCAGACTTAGCAACTGCAAGAGGAAGATTAACGACAGCTGGTACAACTACAGCAGCTTTAGCTGCAAGTGGTCAAACACCTTCACTTACTACGGCAACAGAAGAATTTAATAGTTCAGCATCAGTGTATACACCCGGAGCATGGGCAAGCGCTCCAGCTCTATCTACAGGTAGATATTCAACAGCAGGAACAGGAACTACAACTGCTGCTCTACTGACTGGAGGAACTACGGGTCCAGGAGCTTATAGTACTGCAACTGAAGAATTTGATGGATCTTCTTGGACTGGAGGAGGAGCTTATCCACTGGTCATTCAAGGAGGTGGTTCAGCTGGTCCTCAAACAGCAGCTTTATATGTAGGAGGTTATGGTGGTTCTCCAGCATCAGCAAAAAATCAAACAGCAACTTATAATGGATCTTCTTGGACTGTAGTTCCAGGTACTTTAAACAATGCTAGAGGTCAAAGTATGAGTGGTTGTGTGGGTACAACATCTGCAGCTATGCTTGCAGGAGGGGATGATGACGGAAGTCCTCCATATTTTAATAATACAGAAACCTATAATGGAACAAGTTGGACAACAAGTCCATCTACATTGAGTAGTGCAAAAACTGAAGTAGCAATAGCTGGACTTTCAACAGCAGCAGTTCTGGCTGGAGGAAAAACGGCGCCAGGAGTTCCAAATTTACAAAATGTAATTGAAATTTGGAACGGAAGTGCGTGGACAACTTCTCCCGGTACTTTAAATGTTGCAAGAAATTCTATGCAAAGATCAGGAGTGACCGGTTCAACAGCTGCATTATTTATAGGAGGATATGATCCTGCTCCTGGTAAAGGTGTTCAAACTGAAGAATGGAATGGGACAGTTTCCGTAACTGCTCCGACATTAGGCACAGCAACAGCTGAAGGTGGATCAGCAGGACCGAGTACTACAGCAGCATTAATTATGGGAGGAAATACACCTGCGGGAAATTCCAGAACAGAAACGCAGTTATTCTCAGGAGAAACAACAGCTGTAAACGTTAAAACGCTTACGCAAAGTTAAAAATTATGATATACAAAATTAAAAAGGAGGACTAAACTATGGCACACTTTATATATGGAGTAGCTGAAAACACTGGAAAAGGATTTTTTACTGCAAATGACAGAAGAAAATTCTTCCTTAGAGGTTATCCTGCAAACGTCTGGATGGTTGGTAACAACGTCGATGGCGCTATGTGGTTAGCTGAAAAAGGCGGTCGTGAACAGACAAAAGCAGAAGCACAAGCTTTGATTGACGCTGACGTTCAAGCGGCACAAGCTGAGTACGATGCTTTATCTGATGAAGAAAAAGCTCAAAGACCAAGCGATAGACCAGTTGATGTAATATTGCCATAAGGATATTCTAAATGGCAACTTACGAAGAAATATACGGAAAACGTGTAGAAGTACTAGACGCTGACCCTACGCTGACTTCAGCGAATGAGGGACAGGTGTGGTATAACTCTACTTCAGGTGCACTTAAAACTGTTGTTAGTTTTGGTGGGTGGACAAGTACCGTCCCTATTCCTGCTGCTAAATATTATGGAAGTGGCGCTGGAGTTAATGAAGATGCTACAATAGTTTTTGCAGGACTGTCATCAGCACCTACTTATTCACCTGCTACTTATGAATATAATGGATCTGGTTGGACCACAGGCGGAAACATTGGAACAGGACGAAGAAGTACTGGAGGAACAGGAACTACTACAGCAGCTTTATGTGTTGCTGGTTATACAGATACAAATGCTACAGAAGAATACGACGGATCATCTTGGTCAGGTGGTGGAAATCTTCCAAGATCAGTCCATGGTGTTGGAGTTTTAGGAATTCAAACAGCTGCATTAGGTTGTGGAGGAAGTGCTACTACAGCTGTGACAACGGTAGATGAATATAATGGTTCAAGTTGGACAAATACCACTGCTTTAAATACTGCAAGATTTGCAGCACAAGGTGGAGGAACAACTTCAGCAGGTTTACTTTTTGGTGGAGAGCCTGGTTTTGGCGCTGGTTCTACAGCTACAGAATCGTGGGATGGAAGTTCTTGGACAACTTTAGCAAACCTAAATACAGGTCGTGCAGACTTTGCAGGAGGTGGAACACAAACTGCTGCATTATTATGGGGAGGAAGACAATCTGGTCCGACAGATAGTGTTAAAACAGAACAATGGAATGGTTCTTCATGGACAGAAGTAGGTAATTATCCAGCAGCATCAAATGCCCCTCAAGGTACATCTGGACCAGGTACATCGACATCAGCAGTAGCAGGAGGAGCAGCAGCTCCCGGACCTGTTTCTACAGCTAATACATGGCAGGTTTCAATTAACACAATCACTGCCGCAGCATGGGCGAGTGGTACTGCTATCAACACTCCAAGAACTGGTTTATCTGGAGCTGGTACAACACCTGCAGGATTAGTTTTTGGTGGTTATCCAACTAATAATGAATCAGAAGAATGGAATGGATCAACTTGGACAGAAGGAGATAATTTAAATACAGGAAGAGGTTCAGCATGTGGTTTTGGAACTCAAACCGCTGCAGTAATGGCTGGAGGACATGATCAACAAACAACAACAGAAAAATATGACGGAAGTTCTTGGACAGCTAGTGGTGCTTTAAATACAGGAAGAAGATATTTAGCGGGCGCTGGAATTCAAACTGCAGGAGTAGCTTTTGGTGGATATGCACCCCCTTCTCCCCCTGCTGGTTTCGGTTTAACTGAAGAATTCGATGGAAGTTCATGGACTGAATCAGGAGATTTAAGCACCGTTAGATTTGCTTTAGGTGGAACTGGAACTCAAACTGCAGCTTTAGCTTTTGGTGGAGCAACACCTCCGGCAGTAAATTCAACAGAAGAATATAATGGTTCGTCATGGACAGCAGGTGGAAATATGGTAGCTGTAAATAAATCTAATCAAGGAGCTGGAACTCAAACTGCTGGATTAACTTTTGGTGGTGCTTCTGCAGGAACTCAAACTCTTGGTTATGATGGAACATCTTGGTCAACAAGACCTAGTCTAGCAACAGGAAGATCATATTTTGCAGGATTTGGAACTAACACAGCTGCAATAGCTGCTGGAAATAATCCAGCTGCAACCACAGTAGAAGAATTTACCGGTGAAACAGAAACAGTTACAGCTAAAACATTGACAACGAGTTAAAAATTGTTATATTAGAAAGTATAAAGGAGCAATATGACAGAAAAACGTAACATACATGCATTAATAGAAAAAGAAGCACCAAGCTTGAATAATCTATTGGACCCAGAAGACGTCAAAGAGTTTAAGGCAATGACAGCCGAGCTTCGTGACACATGGACCAAGAAACAAGTATTTAGAACAGAAACAGAAATGAGGATGTCTGTTTTACAAGACATGAAGTATCCAACAAAAGCTGCAAAGTACTGGCAGTGTGTTAGAGAACAAAACGTATTCTTAGAAAATTTAATGAGTTTATCTTTTGATTGTAGAAGAAGTGAGGCTAAAGTTAAATGGCTAGAGAAAAAGATTGAGACAGAACAAGACGAATATAAATTAGAAAAATATAAGATAGATCTCGATGAGGCAAGATATGGTCTTGCCAATATGCAATTAGTTGCAAGAGATCGTATGAGAGAGATTAAACTATGGTCTACATTAAAAAAAGAATTTAATGATGGTTCGTTTGATACTAAAGATGTTAACAGACACCAGTTAGAATCTTATCATCACATTATGAAAAACAAGGCAGAAACATTATCATCGGGTTCTTCACAGCCAGAAATATTTAATGTGTTAGGTCAATTAAAAACAATAGAAAGAGTTAAAAAATCAGGAGAAATGATTTACAACAAGAAAGAACAATTAGCTCATGACCTCGGAGCCAAAGAAAAATAAAAAACTTTTCTTTTTAGTTGCAATGCCAAGGTCGGGAAATACCTTGTTTGCATCTATAATGAATCAAAACCCAGAACTAGTAGTAACAGCTAACTCTATTACATTAGAGGTAATGAAAGATTTATACTTGTTAAAAGAAACAGATGTGTTTCAAAACTACCCAGACCATAAATCTTTTAATAACATATTTGATTCTGTTTATGATCTTTATTATAAAGACTGGTCTCAACGAATCATCATTGATCGTGGCCCTGTAATGGCCACAGGTAATCCAGGTAATTTTGAATTAATGAAACTACATTATAAACGTCCATTTAAATGTATTGTTTTACTTAGAGATTTAATGGATGTGTTAGCAAGTTATATGAAATGGTATACAGAAAATCCTGACGCCTTTCCTAATAGATATAATCTAAAAAATGATGAAGAAAAATTAAGCATGATTATGAATAAAGAAGGTGCTGTAGTTAAAGATTTAAGTGCTATTCACAATGCATATAAGCATCCAGAAATTTGTCACTTTGTCAAATATGATAATCTTGTAACAAATCCTGAGGAAGAAATTAAAAAAATATATAAATTTTTAGACGAACCATATTTTAATCATAGATTTATTAATCTAGATCAAATTAAAATTAATGGACTAGAATATAATGATGGTATTGTTGGAAAAAATATGCATACTGTACGGAATGAAATTAAGAAAGAATATAACCCTTACATTGAAAAGATACCACAAATAATAAAGGAAAAATATGGACACATCAAATTTTAAAGTTGTATTTTTAGGTCAGTCAGTATTAAGGTATCAAGTGCCTTTAGATGTGTATAATATTATTAACCACATTTACGAAACAAAATATCCACAACTTAAACCCGCTAACAAACAACTTGTAGGTAAGATAGAAAAAGAACATTCATTATTTTTTGATGGTTCAGACAATAATAAAATGACTAAACATAATCATTTACCGAAAGATGTATTAATGTGGTTTAAATCTACATTTCATCATTATTTACATTGGAATAAAATAAAAGAATATAAAACTCATTTAAATTCTATTTGGGTCAACACTATGTTTGAACATGAATATAATCCAGTGCACGTACATCAAGGATCTTTATTTACAGGTTTGTCTAGTGTTATGATTTTAAAACTACCTCAAAGTTTTGGCGTAGAATATTCAGCATCCGACCAACCACAGAATGGTAGACTACAAATACTAGGATCAGCCTCTGGTCAATTTTCAAATGTAGATTATCAACCAGAAATGAAAGAACGAGATTTTTATGTTTTTCCATATGATATGAGGCATTGTGTATATCCTTTTAATGGATCTGAATATAGAAGAACACTTGCAGCCAATTGTGATGTAGAATATGACCCAATTAAAAATAGAGGAGTAAATTAATGTACGAAAATATACACATATCAGAACCTAAATGGAAAAGTTGGATAGTTCAAACTACAACACCATTATTTACACCTGAACAATGTAGACAAATTATAGAATGTGGAAGACGACAACCACCACAAAAAGCACAAGTTGGTATGGGTAAACCGGGTGGAGGAACTGATACAAAGAAAAGAGTAACTACAATATCATGGATACCATTTAAAGAAATGGGACATATGTATCAAGACTTAAATAGATTTATACAAAAAGCAAATGAAAATCATTTTGGTTTTGGGGATATACAAGTAACAGAGAATGCACAATTTACAGAATATCCTGAAGGAGGGTTCTACGATTGGCATATGGATTGTGATGTGAACATGGCTCACGAACCACCGGTTAGAAAAATATCCATGACACTGTTATTAAATGATCCATCAGAGTTTGAAGGTGGAGATTTAGAATTAATGGCACCAGGTAAGTTTGCAGAACTTAAACAAGGTCATGCAATTATATTTGCATCATTTTTAAACCATAGAGTTAATCCTGTAAAACGTGGAATAAGACAATCTCTTGTTGTATGGTTTGGAGGTAAACCATTTAGATGATTAAAGAAGGATTTTTTCCAACACTTATATATGCTGAAGATTTTAAATTAGATATAAATCAACTGGCTCAAAATATTATTCAATGGTCTAAGGAAGATCCAGGCATTAAAAAAACAAATAGAAATGGATGGCATTCTTCAACAGAAATGCATAAAAAACCTGAATATAAACCTTTAGTAGATGAATTATTTAAAATGATACATCAAGTATTTAAAGAAGAATTTTTAGATGGAAACGCCGTACTTGGTAATATGTGGGCTAATATTAATCCACCAGGAGGATATAATATGCCACACGTACATCCTAATGCTGTATTTAGTGGAGTATATTATGTAAAAACTCCTCCTAAGTCGGGAAATTTAATTTGTAATGACCCTAGACCAGGTATTCAAACATGTATGCCTAATAGAATAAAAGTTGAACCTCCAAAACATTTATGGAGAGAAATTCATTTACAACCTCAAGAAAATAGAGCTATAATATTTCCAGCGTGGTTATGGCATACAGTGGAACCTAATCAATCAACTGAATCAAGAATATCAGTAAGTTTTAATTTTATACAAAATGGCTTTCAATAAATATCACGTAATTAAAAGTGCACTTAGCTACGAAATGGCTAACTTTATATTTAACTATTTCTTACTCAAACGAGATGCAGTTAGATATATGTATGAGAATAATATAACTTGGGATAATGGTATGTTTGGCACATGGACCGATAAACAAGTTCCTAACACATACTCCCATTATAGCGACCATGTTATGGAGACCCTACTAGTTAAAATGCTACCAGTCATGGCTAAAGAAACAGGATTACAATTAATCCCTACCTATTCCTATGCTAGACTATATAAAAACGGGGATATTTTAAAGAGACATAAAGATAGACCTAGCTGTGAGATATCTACTACCCTTAATTTAGGGGGTGATCCATGGCCTATATTCATAGATGGCACAGGAGCTAATACAGTCATAGACGAATATAAAAATATACATAAACCTAACGCTCCTCCAGGAACTAAAGTCCTACTTGATGTTGGCGATATGCTAGTATATAGTGGATGTGAATTAGAGCATTGGAGAGAACCGTTTGAAGGTAA